TTAAGTTTATTTATTTAAAAAAACCAAATACAATTCACGAGAATATTATTTCATTCATTCAAGAATTTCCTAAGGAGTTAAACCTTGACAAATACATAGACTATGAACTACAATTTGAGAAAGCATTTTTAGAACCACTCAAAATTATTCTTGATTCAATTGGGTGGAATATTGAAAAGACTGTTAACCTGGAGTTATTTTTTTCCTAATGGATTTACCGATTAACAATAATGAACTTCAAAAAATTATTAGTGCTTTGGGTTTTGGTGGAGATGCAGCGTTGTATCACAAATTGAAATTGGTAAAAGAACTTAAAGACCAAGGACTACCTTACAAAAAAATTCTAAGAGAAAAATACGGAGTGGTTGCATGATGAAAAATTTGATACAGGTTAAGTACTATTTTAAAGAGCATCCAAAAACTGCTCTTTCTATATACTTGAAAACACAAGAACAAGTAGAAGCATTTAAGACAAAACACCCTGACTATGTTTACATTACTGAGAACAACTAAATTATGGATTTTTTAAAGGACATTGTAAAAGAGATTGGGGATGACTTCACAAAACTTGCATCCGATATTGATGAGACTGAAAGTTATGTGGACACAGGTTCATACGTCTTTAATGCTCTTGTATCTGGTAGTATCTTTGGTGGGGTATCTGGTAACAAGATTACTGCTATCGCAGGTGAGAGTAGCACGGGAAAAACTTTCTTCAGCCTTGCCGTTGTTAAGAATTTTCTTGATAGTAATCCTGACGGATATTGTTTGTATTTTGATACGGAGGCAGCTGTTAATAAACCACTCTTAGAAAGTCGTGGTATTGATTTAACTCGTTTTGTAGTTGTTAATGTTGTTACGATTGAAGAGTTTCGTAATAAGGCACTTAAAGCAATTGATATATACTCTAAATCCCCGGTAGAAGAACGCAAACCTTGTATGTTTGTGTTGGATTCTTTGGGTATGTTATCTACAAGTAAAGAAATTAATGATGTTCTAAATGATAAGGAAGTTAGGGACATGACTAAATCTCAACTTATCAAGGGAACATTTCGAATGTTAACTCTTAAACTAGGGCAAGCAAATGTTCCACTCATTGTCACAAATCACACATACGATGTCATCGGAGCTTATGTACCAACGAAGGAAATGGGGGGAGGTTCTGGACTTAAATATGCAGCATCTTCGATCATCTATCTCAGCAAAAAGAAAGAAAAAGATGGAACAGAAGTTATTGGAAATCTTATCAAAGCTAAGACTCACAAGTCGCGTATAAGTAAGGAAAATAAAGATGTTACGATCCGTTTGTATTACGACGAACGCGGACTTGATCGTCACTATGGTCTTTTGGAACTTGGTGAAATTGGTGGACTCTGGAAGAATGTAGCAGGAAGATATGAGATTGATGGTAAGAAAATTTATGCTAAGGAGATTCTTAAAACCCCTGAGAAGTATTTCACCGAAGAAGTAATGCAAAAACTTGATGAGATTGCTCGTCAGGAGTTTAGTTATGGGTCATGATCAGAGTTTTAAAAACCAAAATTAATGTTACTAAGGTCATTGAGCAATTAAAAAAATATCCTCAAGACTGGAACCATCAAAAGCATCTGAAAAATTCTCATTCTCTTGTTGATAGAGGATTTATAGATTTGCCAACGAGTGCATTACAACTTATAATAGGTGCAGTTAAGAAGAAAGAAGACTTTGTTGGAGATTCTGAAATCAATGTGAAAACTCCTGCATATGAACATCATAACGAAATACGAAAAATTATTCGTAAAGAGATTGGAAATAAAGAACTACAACGTTGCGGATTCTTGTCTTTACCAATTGATGACATTGTAGGAGCGCATATTGATGAAGGAACTTACTACTTAACAAGAGACAGATATCATCTTTCAATATCAGGAAGATATCAATATTTTTGTGGAACTGATACTGTAATTGTTGAACCAGGAACTCTTCTTTGGTTTAATAACAAATTGCCACACGGAACTGTAAATATTGCCGATGAAACAAGAATAACATTTGTATTTGATATTTTACATTCTCCAGATAATCCTCATCATAAACTAATTTAATGGAAAAAATTGAGTTCTTAATTTTAAGAAACCTACTTTACAATGAAGAATACATGAGAAAAGTATTACCTTTTATCAAAGCTGAATATTTTGAAGACTCAAATCAAAAGATTATATTTGAAGAAATATATTCATTCATCACAGAGTATAATAAACTTGCCACAAAGGAAGTTCTTTATATTGAACTGGGGAAAAGGAATGATTTAAATGAAGAGACCTTTAAGGAAACTTCAAAGATTGTTTCTTGTCTTGATGATGTTCCTGTAGAAAAGGATTGGGTTGTTGATACCACAGAAAAATGGTGTCGTGATAGAGCAATCTATCTTGCACTTGTAGAATCTATTCATATTGCTGATGGTGATGACAAGAAAAATCGTGATTCAATTCCCTCAATTCTTTCTGATGCTCTTGCAGTAAGTTTTGATAATCACGTTGGTCACGATTACCTACAAGACTATGAAGAACGATATGAATCTTATCACCGAAAGGAAGAGAAGATTGAGTTTGACTTAGAATACTTTAATAAAATAACCAAAGGTGGATTACCCAACAAGACTCTTAATATCGCTCTTGCTGGCACAGGTGTTGGTAAATCTTTGTTTATGTGTCATGTGGCATCTTCTGTTCTTCTTCAGGGTAAGAATGTTCTCTACATCACTCTTGAAATGGCAGAGGAACGAATTGCTGAAAGAATTGATGCTAACCTTCTAAATGTTCCCATTCAAGATATTGTAGAACTTTCTAAGAACATATTTGAAACTAAGATTAATAATATTGCTAAGAAAACTCAAGGAACTTTAATCATTAAAGAGTATCCTACTGCTTCTGCTCACTCGGGACATTTTAAAGGATTGATTACTGAACTTGCACTTAAGAAATCTTTTAAACCTGATATTATCTTTATTGATTACTTGAACATTTGTGCTTCTTCAAGATTTAAAGGTGGAAGTAATATTAACTCTTATACACTTGTTAAGTCTATTGCAGAAGAACTTCGTGGTCTTGCTGTAGAGTTTAATGTTCCCATTATGAGTGCGACACAAACTACAAGAAGTGGTTTTGGTTCATCAGATGTATCACTAACTGATACTTCAGAATCCTTTGGTCTTCCTGCAACTGCTGACTTAATGTTTGCTTTGATTTCTACAGAGGAACTTGAGGAACTCGGACAGATACTTGTGAAGCAACTGAAAAACCGATACAATGACCCGACCATTTATAAAAGATTTGTGGTTGGTATTGATCGTGCCAAGATGAGACTTTATGATGTAGAGCAAAGTGCTCAAAACGACATACTTGACAACGGTAAAGAAGAAGAGTATGATTATGAAGAGAGAAAACCCAAGAAATCTTTTGATGGATTTAAATTCTAATATGACAAAAGTTATTGATACAAACAAATACATTGAGTTTGTGCGACAAACTACAAGTCCTGCAAGTAGTGATTTTGCAGCACTTCTTGCACGATTAACTGAACTTGAGGTTACAGATGATGCAGATGTTCCTCGTCTTATGACTGCTGCTTTTGGTATCAGTGCAGAAGCAGGAGAGTTTACTGAAATTATCAAAAAAATCTTCTTGCAAGGTAAACCTTATAATGAAGATAATGTCTTTCACCTAAAACGTGAACTGGGTGATATCTGTTGGTATATTGCACAAGCATGTATGGCTCTTGATACTACTTTTGAAGAGGTACTGCAAATGAACTATGAGAAATTGAGTGCTCGTTATCCAGAGGGAACTTTTGATATATTTCGCAGTGAAAATCGTGTGGAGGGAGACCTGTGAAAACTCTAACAACTGATTATAGTTCTTTTGAAAATATTACTGAAAGGTTAGAAAAATGAAACTCGCACAAGATCAAATAAAAATGTTTGAATATTATTTCGCACACCTTAATATAAATTTTGAGGATGTTCCGTCAGCAAAAATGCACGGAACTATGGAAGGAATTCAACAGCAACTTGATAGTGGTGCTGATAGAATTTTCTATTGCTATAGAAATAATACTGGTGGAGTGACTATTACTGGGTTGAAAGTTGGTGAGGAAACGGAAGAAAGTAAAGAAGAACTCAATAAAATTAAAGAAAGTGTATCAAAATATTGGGAAGAATTACACGAATTTAGATCTAAAAAAGATACATTTACAGGAAAATTAATTGATTATAATTTAGTAGAGAAAGTATGACTAAAGACAACCAAGTGAAACTCAAAATGGATGTAAGAACTTCACTAGAGGTTCTTCAGATTCTTGATGGTGCTACTGCTGGATATAGTAAAGAGTTTGCATCAGAACGAATTGTAAGACTTCGTGAAGTTATGGAACAACTTGATACAGAACTAGAA